AATATATAGATATATAATATACTACGTATATATATCTATATATTTATCTGCGTATATATAGCTATTCATATATCATATCGTAAGTAGTATATTTGGATATTATCTCACTTCGTTCGATAAAGGTAATCGCTAAGCGATTACCGAATAGATAGTATCATTAAAGCGTACGAACTTCCTAAATTTTTAAACCATGAAGAATTTAAAGAATGCCTTGTTTATTGTACTTCTAGGATTTACTATTTACCTTTGCTTCAGGAATTATAAACTTTCTCGAGAAGTTGATTTCCTGGAACTAGCGGTCAATGAAATCCCAGATACAGTATACAAAGACAAACCTTTCAAACCAGAGAAGAAGTATTCTAAAGAAATTGAACCAGGTAAAATCTTAGTTTACGATAATAGTTACGGTAATAGGCAGCCAACTCTCTTTCCTGATTCCATGCTAAGGCAGCCAGCTATCAGTAAACAAGATTCCCTGGTTCAAATTGTTTTGAAGAAAGATAAGTTGAATTTAAGTTTATTCAATCAACAGACTGGAACTTATTCAACTAAGCTGTTCAAAATTGACTTAGATAAGTACAACTATAACTGGTATGAAGGTCAATTAACTCGGAAGAAAGTTGCAAGGTTATTACTTAGTCCATACGTTTATGGCAAATATAGACCTTTCAATAATCTATTCGATATGGGAGCTGGTCTTTCAATCAAGACTAAGAGATTTAATTACAAATTCGGAGTCAATACCTTTTACTATCCGAAGGTAAAATCTGGGATAGGTACTGACATCGAATTTCAAATAATATATAACTTTTAGATATGGCAAAGACTATCTCAGAAACTAGAACTACTTTAACTCGAGAAGAGTTATCAAATCTCTCAAGGGTTACAGTAGATGTTTTCTTTTTCAGTCTTTTCTGTTATGTGATACATCCAGTAAGGGGAAAGGTAAGGTTCGAACTTTACCCATTTCAAAAATCGGTTGTATAATTTTATTGCTCAACGTTTCAATATCATTTTGAAATTTCGTCAGGCAGGTATTACAGAATTGATTTCTATGTACTGTCTTTGGTTGGCGATGTACCATCCCAACAAAAAGATAAACATTATTTCTATCAAGGATACCACTGCTAAAAAAGTACTTAAGAAGATTAAGTTCATGTACAAAAATCTACCCTGGTACCTTCAAACTCCCATTATAAACGGTAGGGCTGGTGAATACGGATCAGCATCCATGATAGAATTTGATAACGGGTCTTTTATTGAATCAATTCCGACATCATCCGAAGCCGGTCGTTCGGAATCTCTTTCCCTTTTGGTAATTGACGAGGCAGCAGTAGTTAGATGGGCTGCTCAAATTTGGGCTGCTGCTTTTCCTACTCTTTCCACTGGTGGAGCTGCCATCGTCAATTCCACTCCTTATGGAGTTGGTAACTTTTATCATTCAACTTGGGTAGATGCCATTGCTGGAGGTAACCCCTTCAATCCCATTCGATTATACTGGCAGATGCACCCGGAACGAGATATAAATTGGTATAACCAAATGTCTTCTGCTTTGGGTGCAAAACGAACAGCACAAGAAATAGACGGTGACTTCTTGTCATCAGGTAATACAGTCTTCGATTTAGCTGATATTAAGGCTATCGAAGACTGCCTTAGTGATTATCCAGTAATAAAGAAAAGATTCAATGGTCAATACAGGCAATTCTGTGAACCAGAATCTGACAAAGAATATTTCATTGGTGCTGACGTTGCAACTGGTAGAGCTTCTGACTATTCCTCATTCACTTGTATGGATAAGCTAGGAGAAGAACAAGCAATATATAAGGGAAGAATGGCAGTAGGGGCTTATGCTAAATTACTTGGAGATACCGGGCAATTGTATAATTGGGCTACTATAGCTCCGGAATCTAATGATGTGGGTTTAGCAGTAACCTCTAAACTTCAAGATGAAGGTTATCCAAAGCTGTACTACTACCAAAAAATGCTTAAGAAAAAGGGAAAGAGTAGACCAGAAATGGACCAATCTCCTGGTTGGTTAACTACACAAAAGAATCGTTCAGTGATAATAGAAAACTTAGAAGAAGATATCAGAAATGATAACGTAATCATAAAGGACCCATTTTTTGTTCAGGAAGCTTATACTTTCATCTATGATGGTTTAGGTAGGCCTGTTGCAATGGGTAAACATAGAGCAAATAATTCTGCTGTTGATGTAGACCTTGAAGGAGACGTATACTCAGATGATGATATATTTGGAAAAGCAATATGCAATCACATAAGGAAAGGAAAAACTAACGTAATCGTACAACCAAGATGAAAAAGTACTTCAATTTTAATTGGGTTTGGGGACGTAAGAAGGACCCTCCCAAAGATGGTACCTCCTCTAATAAAGAGCAAAAGCCTACCACTCCAATGTCACCTGGTAGAGTTTCAGTTGACGATGATAGCAATAACTTAATCACATCATTACAGGGGTTGACTAAATTAGTCGAGCCCTCTTTTCGTGTTGATGTAATACCTTTAATCCGAGATTTATATAAAGTAAATCCGGATATGGGCATTGCATTGCAAGATATGTTTAAGTTAGCTAACACCAGTCATACAGTAACCTTTCCAAACAATACAGATGAAGAGGCTTCTAAGATGAGAGACCATCTTAAAAAAGCAACCAAAGGATGGACCAGATATACTGCCGGTATAGATGGTTTAGTTAACAAAATGATTGTTCAACTTCTTGTAAGTGGAGCAATATCTGTAGAGGGAGTTCCCAATGATAAACTAGATGGTTTGGCTACGGTATTATTCCTTAAACCAGAATATATCAAGTTTAAACGTGAATTAAATGGGGTGTATCATCCTTATCAAAAGAATCATAATTACTGGAACAAGCAACAAGATTACATTAAGCTTAACCCAGAAACTTATTTCTATGTTGGTATGTTCAATGATACAGATGAACCCTATGGAGTTCCTCCCTTTATGCCTGCCTTAGATTCTCTCAAGGGTCAAAATGATATGAAGATTAATTTCAAACATATCATGGAGATTTGTGGTATGGTGGGTTTTCTTGAAGCTAAAATGCAGAAATCCCCTCAAAGGGCTAACGAAAGTATAAATGCCTACGAATCTAGACTAAACCGAGAGCTCAATCTTTTAAAACGTAATGTTAAGGATGGCATGAAGGATGGGGTTGTTGCGGGTTATATTGATGACCACGAATTTAAACTCAACTCTACTACCAAAGAACTTGGTAATATCGAAAAGCCTTGGAATATGAATCAACAATCCGTGGCTAATGGTTTGGGAGTTAATGGCTCTATCATTGGAGTATCTGCTACTACTGGTGAAGGGGCAACGGGTATAATGCTGTCTAAGATGATTAGCCAGTTAAAAAATATCCAAATGCTTGTAGCTTATGTATTAGATCGACTTTATTCTCTAGAACTGCGTCTGGCAGGCTTTAATAATAAGGGAATGAAGATTGATTGGGGAACTTCTACAGTTTCTGATGAAGTTAAAATCCAACAGGGTCTTCAGTATAAGATACAGAATCTTGACTTATTGTATAAGGCTGGTATTATTAGCCAAGAACAGTATGCTTGGGCAATGGGATACGATTCCCCGGATGAGAAAGAACCAAGAGTTTCATTGGAAGACCAATTTGCTAAGGGTGGTAATTCAGATCCTCAAGAGGGAACTAAAAAGAAACAAAGGCAGGATGATAAAAACCAATCTGCTCGTAGGTCAAGAGATAAGAATAACCCGGCTCCTTCTCGAGGAGACCAAAATACTAAACCAAGATGAGTAAATTTACAAAGAAAAACAAAGAGCATCTTGATTCTATGGTGATAGGTCAAGGCCATACCATTATGGCTGGTTATATACCAGAAGCAGTGGGAGCCCAGACTTTCTCAGAGAATTACTATAAATGGAAGAATCCTACACCGGACTCCATTGCTCAATTTGGATTTTGGGGAGGGGATATAGATTATAATACCTATTACCCTAACCTGGATAAATCAGAATTAACTCCTAAAGATGAAGAGTTTATTGAACCTATGTTCAGATTACTTTCGGAAACGATTGTATCTAAGAATTGTAACCCTACAGACTTTGGTCAAAATGGGGTATTGAAAGCTTCTATGAAAATGTTACTTGGTCAAACAGTAAACTGTGACCATGAAACTAACATAGGTAATGCTATCGGTGCTGTATCTCAGGTAATGTGGCAAGAGTCTTACAAAGATGGAAGCTTCACTATACCTGCAGGTATCAACGGTATTCTGAAAATTGATGGTAAAGCCAATCCAAGGATTGCTAGAGGTATACTTATGGAACCACCCTCAATTCACAGTAACTCTGTCACAGTACAATTCAAGTGGGATAGATCACATCCTCAAATGGAGGATAACGAATTCTATCAGAAACTCGGTACCTATGATTCTAAGGGAGTGATGGTACGTAGAATAGTTACTGAGATAGTTCGTTACCTGGAGACTTCATTGGTATCTCATGGAGCTGATTCTTTTGCTCAAAAAATCGGTTCTGATGGTAAGATTATTAATCCTACCTTTGCTAAAAGAACTTGGGCATCTTATGAAGAATACAGAGACGATAAATCGAAGCAATACTTCTTTACCGATTATAAATCTGACCTAACTTCTTATCAAGAAAAGGACGATACTCAAGGTTCTTTTAATGATAATGATGCCAAGGATAATCAATCAAACGAAAAAAATAGTATGAACGAATTACAAAAATTTCTAGAGAGCCTCTTCGGGGATAATCTGCTTACCCTTGAGGAAGGTAAAGAAATGAATCAGGAAACAGTAGTTGCCTGCATTCAAAGTTTGGTATCATCCAGAAATGAACTGCAAACTTCAGTAGATAACCTTACTACAGAGAAAAATTCTCTTACTGAACAGGTTACTAACTTGAATGCAGAAGTGGCTAATCTGAAAGAGATGGCAACTGTAGGAAAGAATCATATTGCTTCTCTTCGTGAAGATGCAGTAGCAACCTACAAAAAATTGATGGGTGATAATGCCGATGAAACCATTGTTACAATGCTTAATGCAGAAACAACTGGTATTACTACTCTTGTTTCCTTGACTAAGGATTACCAAGCTCGCTTGGAAGAGAAGTTCCCTCTCACCTGCTCTAAGTGTGGTTCTAAGGATGTTAACCGTGCTTCTTCAGTTACTGAAGATGATACTCAAGGTAAAAAAACTACCGACGGTGCAGACACAACCAAGAATTCCGAATTACCGAGTACTAAGAATGTGATCGATAATTTGTATCGAAACAAAATTAAATAAGTTATTATATAAATATCCGCATTATGGAAACAACGAAAATCGTAAACGATCCTCAGCAACTTACTCTCTTTGGGGAAAGAACTCCGAGAGCGGTGATTTACAAGAGTGAATCCCACAAATTGCATCAGGCTTTCAATGTTAAAGCTGGAGAGAAAATTGTACAAGGTATGCCGGTAGCTTTAAATGAAGACGGTTTGATCTACCCTTGTACCGACCCGTCTACTCAAGTTTACTTGGGTGTGGCAGTAACGGATAACGTTAACCCGGCTTATCAGCCTCAAAGAAACTTCCCAGTAGAAGTAACCGTGGCTGTAGAAGGTTATATGATTTGTAACTGGGTATCAAACGGAACTATCGAAGCTGGCTATGTAACTCCCGGTGGAGCATTGCTTAACGACCGTTTCGTTAAGGCTAATCAAGGTATTTCAACTCCGTTCATTGCCCTCAATCCTGCAGAAGAGGCAAATGAGGTAATCCAAGTACTCATTAAATAAGAGAAAAGAAAGTTATGGAAAATAAGATTGATATTACAAAAATGAAGGCTCAGGACTTTATGAATGAGCTGCCGGAAATGGTAAGAAGCTTGGAAGCTGTTCGTTCCGGTTCACAGGATAAGAAGCCTGTAGAAGTAACCTTTGAAGAATTGGTTACGGGTAAATGGGGAATTTCACAGGATGAACTCTTCGAAAAGGTGGGCATCAATCCAAAGGTTGATACCATGCAGAACATCTTTACTATGCCTCAGCAGAATATCCGTTGGATTGTTCCGGAGATTATCCGTGCTGCTATCACTCTTGGTATGCGTCAAGCACCGTTCTATCCGAACATCATCGCTTCAGACCAATCCATTAACGGATTGCAAGCAATTATGCCGATGGTTAATATGTCGGATGCTGCTCCTGCAAAGGTTAACGAAGCAGAAACTATTCCATTGGGTGATGTTAGCTTCGGACAAAAATCAGTTAGCCTCTTCAAAATCGGAAAGGGTTTCAAACTTACTGATGAAGTTCGTAACTATGTTTCACTCGATGTCTTGGGGATCTATCTTCGTGACTTTGGTGTTCAGTTGGGTTATGCTTTGGATACTTTGGCTATGGACGTGGCTATCAATGGTAACAACCCTGATGGCTCTGAGTCTGCCCCGGTAATTGGTGTATACGAAACAACCAATGGTATTACTTATAAAGATCTGTTGCATATCTGGGTACGTGCTGCTCGTATGGGACGTAACTTTACTACTATGATTGGTGGTGAAGATCAGGCAATTGAAATGTTGAATTTACCAGAATTCAAAGACCGTCACTCTGGTACAACAGAAGCTACACTGAATGTGAAGTCTCCGGTTCCCAAGAATGCTGACTTCTATATTCACCCGGGTACTCCTGACCAGCAGTTGCTGTTGATTGATACATCTGCTGCCTTGATTAAGCTTACCGCTCGTCAATTGATGTTGGAATCTGAAAGAATCGTTTCTAACCAAACCGAGGCTGTTTATGCAAGCTTAACTACTGGCTTCTCCAAGATGTACCAAGATGCTGCTCTGTTGCTGGCTGCAGATAAGAAGTTCTCCGAATTCGGATTCCCAGAATTCATGAACGTAGATCCTTACCTGATGGTTAATCTTGAATAAGAACGTCCGGTTTCATCTATATAAATTCCCAGAGAGGGTGGGTAACTAAAAAGACCCATCCCCTCTTTAATCAACTTTTATTTTAATCTTAGGAAATATGGCTAAAGATAATAAATACACATTAACTGTTGGACCAAGAGCTTACAGTTTTCATGACCAATCAACTGGTATTACCATTTGTAGAGGAGAAGAAAAAGAACTCACTCGTCGTCAATTCCGTACACCGAAAATTCAGAAGGCTGTTGCTTCGGGTCATCTGATTATCATTGCTGATAAATCGGAAATCGAAAAGTATTCGGAGGCTGACATCGAAAAGTTGGACAAGAGGTTAAATGCCCAGTTTAAAAAGGGCATGACTTTGGAAAAGCTTTCAAAGGGATATTCTCTTGAAGAACTGAAGCTAGTAGCTGGTTTACATGAAATCGTTGCCGAGAAAGATGATACAGTAGAAACACTTCTCCAGGCTTTGCTGGAAGAATTTGAATCTTCTTCTAAAGGTTAATATATGAAAATTACATAAGACAGACTAATATGAAAAATAATCTGGACTTTTTGTACGTTACGTCAGGTCTGGAAGTTTCATTCAGAGTCATATCCAAAGTCCCGGCCAAATCTATTTTTGACTGGGACTTTGGCGATGATAAGGGAGAGGTTTTCAATGGTGGAAGACATGTTTCCTATTCTTATGAAGCTCCCGGTTTCTATACAGTAACCCTACATGTAACTAACTCGAATGGTTTAGATATCACCGTAGATAAGACTCTGGTAGTTTGTGATTATGGGCATACGGCATTAGCCGATACAATATATAATTTAATTGACCATTATATTCCATCAGAAATCTCCGATGGTATGACACGAGAGGATAAATCCATTTACATCACCAAGTGGCAATATTATATTGGACCTCTAGTAAATCATACAATTCCACCAGATAAATATACTGACGAATTATGGTATGAAGCACTAGAAAACCAATTAATAATGGAATTGGCAGCATGGGATTTTCTTAATGTGAAGATACTTAACTTATTAACGAGTACTTCTGAATATTTAAGTCAATTAACTTCTACCAAAGAACAAACCGGTGATGGTACCTCTAAACCAGAACTTGCCCGAGGTGATAGAATTAAACAAATCACTACTGGGCCTACTGAAGTGCAATATTATGATACCTTGGCAGATGCTACAAGTTCCCTATGGAAAACACTCTCTCAAGCAATGCAACCGGGTGGATTAATAGATGAATTAAGAAAGAACCTTTGTATGTTAGCTTCACGGTTAGAAATCTACTTACCGTTCTGTGATGAAGTATTCAGAACTGTAATACCAAGGGTAGTTAACCGAAGAAAACCTGGTATATTAGATGGGCCTAACCCAAGTACACCAGTAAAGGGTGGTAATGACTCAATTTTAACTAAACTATGACAAAAGAACCATGGAGAATGGTAAAGAACCGCTCTTGGGATAGATACAAGAAAATTATCACCGATTTCTTGGATTGGGATGCTGGTAGACAAACCATAACTTGGGCAAAAAATGTTAACCAACTTCTCAGTCATGCCGAAGATAGTATACCCAAGTATTACAATATCCAAATCGAGGCATTATGTTACTACAATGCTTTCAGAAACTGGCCAATTAATAAGGCTACAGTAACTGGAGAATTGGACGATGAAAACTTATCAATACTAATTTCTAAATCTTATATAGAACAGATTGGTTATCTTACCTCTGAGGGATATTGGGATTTTAATTGGGAACAAGATAGGTTCGTAATCAATGGTATAACGTATAAACCATCCGGTGACACTCAAACTGCTCAGGCAAAGGATGAGGCCCTAGTTTTCATGGTTATCCTAAAGAGAGACCGAGATACCAAAATTGAATTTGTAGAATAAAACATTAAGTGTATGGCAAAGATGTTAGTACTGAGGTGGACCCCAATTACTACCTCCAGTGGAATCTGGTTTGATAGTAATCTGGTTATCCTTAATGGTACATCTGGAGTTCATATTGAAATGAAAGGTAATGGCAACGATGTAACGGCATTTCAATCGATGACCGGAAACAAATTTGTCACCTGCTTTCAAGATTACTTCGGTGATATCTGGGATAAAATAATACCTCATCCTGGTATAGGCCAGGTAATGAAATTCCGTGTAAATAAGCTTCCCGATTATGCTTGCATACGGGGGGATATAGAAGACGGTGGAGATGTAGATCCAGAAAATCCGAATATACCAATGAATGCCTTCTGTGGTTCAGAGGGAGAACCATTCAGGGATATAGATTCGGAATTCTTACTGGGTCGTCAACGTTCAGTAATTAATCCTTAAATTTTATAAATATGTATGTAAGTAAATATTACACCTGCGAAGAGATTGACCAGCGGTTGTTACAGGGTTACTATGATGACTTTGTTCGTGCTGGCTTTGGGGGAACTATAAATGAGTTCTGGGCTTTCGTACTTTCTATCAAAAATAAGGTAGATAAGAAGGAAGGGTATGACTTATCTAAGAATGACTTCACTGATGAGTTAAAAGCTAAACTTGATGGCATTGAAGAACATGCAAACTACATCACTAAGGTATCTCAGCTTGAAAATGACTTAAAGTATCAAACTGAGGAAGAAGTTAAACAGATGATTAGTGATTTGGTTGATGGTGCAGATGATGCTCTTGATACTCTTAAAGAGTTAGCAGAAGCTTTGGGTAATGACCCCAACTTTGCAACTACTATCACTAATAAATTAACCGACCTTCGTACTGCCTTAACTGAAGAGGTTAATCGGGCTAAGGAAGCTGAAGCTGCCTTGGGTGCTGCAGTAGCCGCAGTTCAGGATAACCTCGAATATGGGTTAGACCAAATCAATAAGAAGATTGATACGGTTAAGGCAGATTTAAAAGCTGAAATCGACAGAGTTGAGAAGAAGGTAGATAAGAATGCCGAAGACATCAAAGACCTTGAAGATAAGGTAAATCAAGGTAATGGTGAACTTGAGAAGGAACTCAAGGACCTTATCCAAAAGGAAAAAGATGAACGTATTGCTGCCGATAATGAGATTAAGGAAAGTGTAAATGACCTTAAAACTCTCCATATCAATGATAAGGCATCCCTTGAGTCAAAGATTGCAGAAGAAACTGCAAATCGTACTAACGCAGATACTGTACTGGATTCTAAGATTAACGAAGAAATCACTAATCGCCAGGCAGATACTTTAGCTCTTCAAGGTAAAATTGACCAAGAGAAGGTAGACCGTCATTCTGAGGACCAAGTTCTTCACAATGAAATCTCTAAAGAGGTAACAGACCGTACCAATGCAGATAATGCTCTTCAAGGTAATATTGATAAAGAAGTTCAGGCCCGTACTGTTGCAGACCAAGTATTACAGAACAATATCGATTTAGAGGCTACTACTCGTGCTGCTCAGGATTTAGTTCTTGAACACAAAATTGAAGATGTAAAAGAGCAGGGTGTAGAAGACAAGGAGCAATTGCTTAATGCTATTGCTGCCGAGGCTGCTGCTAGAGAAAAAGGTGATAAAGATCTTGATACTAAGAAAGTAGATAAACGTGAAGGCTATTCTTTGACTAAGAATGACTTTACCGATATACTCAAAGCTAAACTTGATGGAATTGAGGAAAAGGCAAATTATATTACGCATCTTTCTCAGCTTATCAACGATTCTGGTTTCCAAACTGAGGAAGAGGTAAATGCAGCTATCCAAAAGATTATTGGTTCTGCTCCAGAAGTACTTGATACTCTTAAGGAAATTGCTGATGCCCTTGGAAATGACCCCAACTTTGCTGCTACCATTACCAAGAAATTGGCTGCAATCACAGAACAGGTTAACCAAGAAATCGAAGACCGAATTGCGGGTGATGAGGCAAACAGTGCTGAGGTAGCTGCTGAAGTTCAAGCTCGTAAGGATGCTGATACAGCTCTTGAAACTAAACTGAAAGAATATGTAGACAATAAGTCTGCTATTGGTGATGCTGCTCTTGGAGTTGTAAAAGACAATCTTAACAAGGAAATCCAAGACCGTAAAGATGCAGATGCCGCAATTCAATCTAGCTTGGATAAAGAGATTGCCGAAAGAAAGACTGCAGATGAAGCCTATACTCAAAGTCTGGCTAACGTTAACCAACGTATTTCAGACTTGGCATTGAGTATGCAAGAGTCTATCAATACATTGCGTAATGAGCTTACTGAGCAGGTAAATGCAAATACTACTGCTATTGCCACTAACCAACATAGTATTGAAAGAAATTCAGAGGCAATCACAAACTTAACTAAGACTGTAGGTGATAACTACAAGGAAGTTAAGGATATGATTAACGAAGAAATCATTGATCGTACTAATGCTGATAGTGCCTTGAGTTCTCGTATCGATACTCTCAATATCGACCTTAATACTGAGAGTGTAGAAAGAAAGGCTGCCGACCAAGTTCTCCAGGTTAACTTAGATAAAGAAGTAGCAGACCGTACTGCAGCTGATAAAGCTTTGAGTACTGAGTTTACTGCTAAGTTGGATAATACCAAGCAAGCTTTGGAATCCAAAGTAGCTAATATTAACACTAAGCTTGAACAAGAAAAGGAAAATCGTATTGCTGGTGATAATGCTTTGGGAGTTCGTATTGATTCTCTAGAGGCAGGTAATACCGATGCTATGAATGAACTAAAAGCAAAGGTAAATGCCAACACTACTGCTATTAATGCAGAGAAAGACCGAGCAATTGCCAAAGAGACTTCTCTTGAGGCCAAGATTGATACCAACCTTCAGAATCACAAGGATGATATGGCTGGTATTAATAAGGATATCCTTACCGAAAAGAATGACCGCTTAGCTGGAGATACTCTACTTCAAACCAATATTGATAAAGAAGCAACTGATAGAGCTAATCAAGATACACTTATCAGTAATGCTCTTGCTCAAGAGAAGGCAGATAGGATTGCTGCCGACCAAGCACTGGATAATAAGAAGGTAGATAAAGTAGATGGTAAAGTACTTTCTTCTAATGACTTCACGGATTTGCTATATGCTAAACTTGATGGCATTGAAGAACATGCAAACTACATCACTAAGGTATCAGAGTTATTAAACGATTCTGACTTTCAGAATGCAGAACAAGTAGAGGCTGCAATCCAAAATATTATTGGTTCAGCCCCTGAAGTATTGGACACTTTGGCAGAGATTGCTAAGGCTCTCGGTGATGATCCCAACTTTGCAGCAACTATGACTGCTAAGCTTACAGAGTTGGAGAATAAGCTTGAAGCCGAAAAGAACTTACGAGAACAGGGAGATAATACTTTACAACAATCATTCACTAACCTGAGTAATACTCTTACTACTACGGTAAATGAGCTGAGAACTTTTGTAAGTGAAACTCGTACAGAGTTGTTAACTTCCCTGAATGCTACTAATGCTCTGGTAACTCAGAATACTGCTAATATCCAACGTAACCTGGAATTAATCCAGGGTATTCAGGATAATATCAATGGTAATTATACGGCCATTACGGATCTGTTAAATAACGAAATTGCTGCTCGTAAAGCTGAAGATATTCGGTTGGAAGCAAAGATTGATCAGAATACTTCTGACCTTAATACCGAGAGTGAAGAGAGAAAGGCTGCTGATAAAGTTCTTCAAGATAATATCGATGCAGAAGAAGCTGCTCGTATTGCTGCAGACACCGCTCTTGGTAAACGTATCGATAAAGAAATCCAAGATAGAATAGATGCAGATACATCTTTGGATAACAAATTTACCAATATTACCAATGATCACGAAGAAAGGTTGGTAGCCGAGGAAGCAACTTCTGATGCTTTACCTAATACCATGGTTACTGGTGTAAGTGAAATAAGTAGAGATGACTCTAAACTTACTTTCAAGGTAAATACTTCTACTAAGGACGTTTCTAACAACCAATACGGAGAATCCAATGAGGCCATTAAAGAACTTCTCCCGGTAACCCAATCTCTTGCAGGAGTCATGTCTGCAGCAGATAAGATTAAGTTGGATGGGTTGGATGAAAATGCCCTTACAGATATATCGGCTGATTCCGATGCAAGTAAAGTAACCGTAACCGTAACTAAGGATAATGGTCTGAATGCTGATACTACAGAAACCTTTGATTTGCCTCAGGCATCAGATACTAAAGCCGGTACGATGACTGCTAAGGATAAGGTAGAGTTAGATAGAATTACTACTGTTAACTTTGCTCTTGGGGATGTAACTCCAAATGAGACTTCAATAGGCATTGCTGCTACTAAAACGATAATTGAGGATGGTACCGTAGAACAGAATCCAATTACTTTGCCTGCTTCTACTGCAGAGAAGGCCGGTGTACAAACTGCAGCAGATAAGAAATTGTTTGATTCTATACCAAAGGCTATATCTGAAGGATTCAGTAGTAAAGTACAAGCTGAGAGTACTGTAAGATTGTACTTAAATTTAGCCGAAATAGATTCAGAAACTGGCGAATATATATCTAAAGGCTCCGGTTGGGGTGATGATCCACGTAGATTCTTGGAGATTGCTCCTGCCTCTAAGTCACGAGCCGGTGTACAAACTGCAGCAGATAAGAAATTGTTTGATTCTATACCAGACAATATTATCATCTTATCTGGTAATAGCCCAGTTGAGGTAGGCCAGCAAAGTAGTTATGTAACTTTAACTCATAACTTCTCTTCTAAAAAAGAAGAGGGTGTTTATACTCACGAGCCAGAAGATTATAAGACTACTTATATCCCTGCAGCAAACAACACCCTTGCCGGAGTAATGACTGCTCAAGATAAGATTAATCTTGATGAGACTTTACCCAATGCTATTGCTAAGGAAGCTGAGGATAGACAAGAGGCAATTGATACAGCTATTAAAAATCTGGGGGATTCTCAGACTGCTGCCTTAGAAAAAGAGATTCAAGATAGGAAGAATGCAGATACTGCTCTTGAAACTAAATTGCAGAATAACATTGATACTCTAGAAGCCAAGCATGATTCCTTTGTAGCAACTAAGGGACAAGCTGATGGGTTTGCTCCATTAGATGGTAATGGATTGGTACCAGCTAACCATTTGCCTTCATATGTAGACGATGTAATCGAGGTATACGCTACTTATGAAGTAAGCTCTACTGGAGGTCTTACTAATGTTCAGTTGTATACTGATGCTACTCACCAAACTCCGGTAACTGGAGAATCTGGTAAGATATACATTAATGTTGCTAATGGGGAACCTCCTTATCAATTCCGTTGGTCAGGTACTAAATTCGTAGATAGTAACACTTCTTCCCTTATTATTGGAGAAATTGCAGGTACTGCTTTCGAGGGTAGTAGAGGTAAACATCTTGAGGATGTGGTATCTAGTATGCCTAGAAATTTAATCAGTAATATTTCAATAGCTAACAGAAACAAGAGGAATATAATTATTCAGTGTAATTATTCTTCTTTAGATGACCAGGGTCATTACATAGATCAGCCTGAGGGGATGCTTATTCCACTAACCAATGCCACTACTCAAGAAGCCGGTTTGATGGAGGCAGAAAGTGTAATAAAACTTAATCAAACCCTACCGAAAGCCATAGAGGATGAACAAGAGGCTCGTATTGCAAAAGATAATGAGCATGATAAACTAATCAATAGTTTACCTCAGGAGATAATGACGGTAATAAACGGTGTTACCCAAAATACGAATAATCTCGGATTAAAGTATTTTAGATGGGTAAAGAATACCGAAGAGGGCTCATATAGTAGGGGTACAGATGTGAATGTCACCATACCAGCAGCAACTAAGACTACTGCAGGTGTAATGACTGCAGCTGATAAGACTAACTTGGATAATACGGTACAGGGGTTGGCAAATGAGATTACCAATAGAACTAATGCTATCAATGCTCTTCGTACAGAATTGAAAACTTACGTTGATGGTTTGATTGCCGATACGGGTTCAGATGTAACTGCCTTAGAAACTAAGGTAAATAATCACATTGCCAATAAATCTAATCCTCATGCAGTTACTAAAACTCAGGTTGGATTGGGTAATGTTAATAATACTTCTGATGCTGATAAGCCAGTATCTACTGCTCAAGCTACTGCTATTGCTGATGCTAAGGCTGCAGGTACTGCTGCTCAGACTTCTATCAATAGCCATGCTGGTAGAAGAGATAATCCTCACGTAGTAACTAGAGCTCAATTGAGTTTGGCAACTACCGACCAGGTAGTATTTGCTAAGACTACGGCTCCTTCGGGTTTCTTCAAAGAGTCTTCAGATGTTCGACTCAAATCTAATATTAAGGATTTGAATCATACTCTGGAACAGATTTGCCAGATACCAACTAAGTCATTCGAAATGCTTGGTAAAGAGGACGAGGGAACTATTGCTCAGAATCTTGAGGGATTGGGATTTGGTAAATATGTAGAGGAAGTTCCAGTAGAGAAATCTACAGTACCTAATCCAGAGGAATTCGAAACTTTGGAAATCAATGGAGAAGAATATGTACTCGTAAAACAAGTTAAATATCACAAGATGTCAACTTTGGCAATTGAAGGTGTTAAACTTCTCTACGATGAGATTAAGGCTTTGAAGGCTGAGATTCAAGAACTTAAAAATAAATAATCATGGGAGAGATAGCAACCTGGAGTGCTGTCAAAACTAAAGTAGGCCTTGGTAAGACAGGAAATGACTGCCCTACCAAGGCTGAATTGTTAGCACTCTCCTCGACAGGAACAGGGGAAAATTATGTGGGGTTGGAACTATCCAATGCCAGTTCCTATGGAAATAATGAATGTGTCAAACTCGAAGATATTCATAAGGTAACCTATAAGTATACATTTACTTCTAGATACAGTAGTATAAGCTTTGATGCTTTGGGTAACCCCAGCTCTTCTAATCAGGGTTTTGGTTTTATTTCTACGAAACAGAAATATTGGGATGGAGTAGCTAATGGAGCTGAAGTTACTGTAAATTATATTATTAGTAATACACCTACATGGGTAACTAATCACGGTAATCAAGTACCTCCTTGGACTGCTTCAGAGAATCTGGGATTAACCTCTCGGTCAGATTCCAATACTCTTGTTACACAGAACGAATCTGGTAAAACTTTTAAAGTAACCTTTACTCAAGCTGCTGCATCTCAATCTTGGAGTTATGGATTTAGTGTAAACCCCACTTCTATGTCTTTTGGGGCAACTGGAGGTACTAAAACTTTCACGGTAACTTCATACAAGCAAGAATTAAGAAATGGCCATAATTATGGTAACCAAATTTCTTTAACTTATACTAGAGCTAATGGAGGAAGTATATCCGGTACCGGTACTTCAGTAACTATGGGTAATAATACTTCTACCAGTACTCGTAGTGGTACCGTAACTTTAACCCAAGCAGAAACCAATAAGAAAGTAACCATATCTTGTTCTCAATCTGCAGGTTATAAGACTTATAGTGAAATTACTGCAAGTGGTGGAGCTGTAACCGATATACCTGCAAGTGGAGGTACAAGAAGTTCATTTACTACTTTGCCAACTTATTCCCAGACCTGGGGATGGAATGGTTCTACAACGGGAGGAGGTACGATTACAAGTGGTGCTAGTATTAGTTATGGTACTGCAGTTAGTGCAAGTAATCTGGAAGATACCGTAAAATCTAGAACCCAAGTAGGTACACTTACTGGTACTTTATCACTCAATGGTAAAACTAAATCTGTAAGTATACCTGTATATCAAGAGGCAAATAAATGGTTGAGCTATTCTTATGGTTCATGGTCTGTAACTCTAACTGCTAGTTCATACACTATCTCTAATACTGGGGGGAGTGTAGCTTTATACCCAAGTGCAAGTAGAGATCGATATTCAAATTATACTTCTGGTTACACAGTAAGTGATGGCTATGATACTGCTGACCCATCCTTAAGTACCAATGGTATTTCAGGTTTTACATTATCTGGGACTACCCTTACTGCTTCTTCAAACAGTAGTACCAGTTCTAGAACCGTTAGAGTCTTTGCTAACTATGATGGGGCTTCTGATTATGTAGATATTACTCAGGGTGGTGCTAGTGTAAGTTATAATTACTACTTTTATTGGGATGGTGCTGGTGCAAGTGAATCCATTCACCATGCTGCTTCAGGGGATACTTTATCTAAGACTTTTATATCCTATAAGAAAAAAGTAATTAATGGTTCCGAAACTTCAGATACTTATGATGTAGGTGTAAGTTTGTCTGGTACTCCCTCTTGGTCTTCTGTTACAGTTAGTGGTAAGACTGTATCAAGTAAAGCTTCAGAGAATATCGAAGAATCATCAAGATCTGCTACGGTTACAGTTACTCAAAGTAAATCAGGTAAAAAACTTACACTTGATATCACTCAGGGTGGTGCAACAATTACTTATGAATACGTATTTAATTTGGGGTAATAAAAATACAACACCATTCTGTATTTAATGTATAATTAACCTAAGTATTAATCTTTAAAACCTTACAATTATGGGAGTAGAAGTAAAAGGTGCCGGCGATGGCGTTGTGTAATCGCGGACAGAGGCTGTAACGATGGTTGTTGCTGTGGTAATCATAATTCTGGCTGGGGTTCCGGTTGGGGTGCTGTTGGAGGTGCATTGGTAGGTGGTGGCTTTGGTGCGGCTGCAGTTTCTGTATGGGACAAAATCAATGACACTAAAGCTGACATTCAGAAGGTAGAGTCTACCGTTCAGGAAGCAAAAGCAGGTATCTACAAGGATATCTCTGATGCTGCCAGAGGAGTAACTCAAGAAATCAGTGGAGTTGCAAAAGATGTTGCCGGTGTAGGTAGAGAAATTCTTAACAATCGTTTCACAACGGAAAGAGGACTTTGTGATTTGGGATACAAAACCAATTCCGATATCCGGGATTCTCGTGACCAAATGGGAGCAGGCTTCAATCGTGTTATGGACCGTCTTTGCCAGATGGAACATGAACAACAGAATTGCTGCTGCGAAACTAAGGGTTTGATTAAAGAAGTGAAGTCCGAATTGGCTCTTCAACTTGAACGTTGCTGCTGTGACCTCAAGAATGGACAACAGGAAATCAAATGTCTCATTGAGAACACTGCAAAGGACCAGGAGATTGCCCGTTTGAACCGAGTGGTAGATGCCCAGAGAGACCAGAACATTATCAACCAAGTGGTTGCAGCTCTGAAGACTACTGGAGGTACTACAACGGCATAACCAATTGTCATACCAGGATGATTAGAAAGGAGTACATCTATCAGGGGTGTACTCCTTTTTTCGTTTTAACCACTTGAACTAAGGGATTATGGAAAAAGAACAACTCACCGAATTTAAGATACAGTTAGCTCTACCGGCTCCCAATATAGAGATTGCACAAGAAGTAGCAAACAAAGCTCAGGTACTCATCGATCAATTTGGATACTATCAATTCTTAAACCTGGTAGACTTCATGCAAAAGAATCCGGGTGCAGTTTCATTTGGTTTAAATTTAATTAATAAAAGATGATTATGGACGAAAGAACATTGATTTTCCAAAAGGTACAGAAAGGTGAAATGATTTTCACATTAGAAAAAGACAGACGGTCTGGTTATCCTATTTTTGATACAGCAAGAATCGTAAAGGTAGGAGAAAGTAAACCAATGGCCTCTGGTGCTAAAGACGGCTTTGTTAACAGTGTCGAATTGGTAATCCAAGATTCGGTATCACAACTCACCGTATACTTGCCATCACAATCTGATGAAGGTATTTATAATGGTGTATATTATACTACCGATGTAGTGAATATAATTAATGAGGTTACTATGCAGAAACATAATGCCTTGAATATACTTAACAATCGACCAAAGTTTGAGGCAATTGTTTCTGAATGCGATAACATTCTCAATTCAATTAACCAATCACCTTCTGCTCCAAGTAAACCTGCTCCAGGGTTTGAGGAGTTCCGTCAATACATGGACCAACGAATATCCACTCAAGAGACTCTGTTACAGAGAATTGCTCAGGAGCTGGGATTGGATAAACCTAAACAACAGTAAGAATTATGCCAAGTAAGTCGGTTAATATTACACTATCGACTCCAGTTGGCCCTCTAGAAATATACGTAGATAAACGAGAACAAGCTCGTGCAGAAAGGTTGATTGCCAAAACTCCAAGTATCTTAACCGAAGGCTATGCGAAAGGTACAGAAAAGTTTGGTAATCAACTTCTTCGTATAGTAAGACGAAGTTTGAATACGGGTGTTCCACCACCCGGTACCCATACTTCTTGGCCAAAACATGCTCCAGGTACTGTAAAGAAATATGGGGAGCATACTCTATTACGACTCACGGGTCAATATGCTAAATCCGTTACTGTAGTAAAGACCAAGAATAGAACTTTCGTTGGTTTACCAATTGGAATCAAGAAGATTACCTATACTGGTAAGACTTCAAGAAAGACTTTGAATCAGATAGCTATCATGTTAGAATATGGTAGCAGGGATGGTAATTTACCACCTCGTCCTCTATGGGGTCCTGCTTATAAAGCTGCTGGTGGAAAAGCAGCTTTACAAAAGGAGATACGTAATGCGGTTAGAAATGAATTAAGGAAAGTAAAATAGTATGTCGGATTTCGAAATATCTTCTTTATCAGGGACTGGTCCTGCTACTATTAGAGTGAAGCCTAAAGCAGCTAATAAATCAGAATCTAATAAAGAACAAGTAATAAAAGTGATAGTTCAGGGAGTAGAAAGGGAAGTTACTTTTACACAAAAGGGAAAACCCCAAGTAGTAGAAACTTGGAAGCCCTTCCTTACTATTTCACCTGACAGTGATAGTTATACTTTTGATGGTACCAAAAGGCTTGAGATTTGGGAAATATTAGTTTATAGTTATGAACAAAAATATATTGGTGGTGAACCTCAAGAAGAATATAGAGACTTATATTGGACTGTTGTTGAAAATTCCTTGGATTGGTTAAATATAACCAAAGAGATTGGGGAGGGTAATAATGCTGGAAAATTAACAGTTAAGACTCTCTCTTATAACAACGAGTATGAGGCAAGCACTTATAATCCGAAGGAAAGAAGCGGTGTTATACGAATAGTATCTCAGGCTGGTACGAAAGATATAACTATAAAACAATCTCCTGGTAAAAGAACTACTGAGTATGGTTTTGAACCAACTCCTAATATACCATTTCCAAATACTGGGCAAGGTAGTAATACTGCTTCTATTAGGGGTGTAAAGGGATACCAATACTACCATATCAATGGTTATGAAGTGGCTAAGTTTATAAAACCGTTTAAGATAACAGACATTAGTAAAACCATAGAGGGTACTATTCCTTCTCCAGGGACGGACCCTATACCATTTAAAGTATGGCTTACCGATTACCCCTCTAATATAAGTACTACTTGGGTTAGTGAATTAAATTGTACTGGCCATCTTGAAACCCGTATATCAGGGCTTGGTGGTGTGGTTGTAGTATATAATGGAGTTATAAATGATACTGGCTACCCTGAAGTTCAACTAACAATTAGATTAGGAAATTAATGGTAAATTCAGAAGAGATAGTAGAGAGAACTTTTTATATCTCTTTACTAAGTACAATGTTAGAAATGGGTCTAACTTTGAATCCAGAAGACTTCTTACCTTTGTCTCAAGAAAACGAAAAAAGATTTCAAGAGGCGATTAAGAATATGAAGAAGTTTATACCCCTATTTGGTATCGGGAATAATCAAGTGAAAGGACCTAAAACTCTCCCAAGGATAACCATAGAATTACAGGGTTACTATGCGGGAGATATTGGTGTGAATAAATACATCATTGGTGATAAACTAGAAGATGGTAATTATCAAGCTTCTGAATTCCCTTACGAAACTAAGGATATCACTATTGATGTACATCTAGTTTCTCAAACTCAAGCCGATATGAGATTACTTCATACAATCTTATATACTGGCTTACCTGCTAGAGGATACGTAAGACCTTATTTCAATGACTTAGAGGAATGGGACAAGGGCAGGCTTGCACCAACCGGAAACTTATTCATTGAAATTGGTAATTACTATGACCATCCTGATGTAGAACATGGAATACTTGAAAAGGTATATACTTACGTATGTAAAGATGGTATTCTTCCAGAAAAACCATTGGAAGAGGATATACTTACCCCTATTCAGGATATTTCAGTTCTCATCGGGTTGTTAGAACAAAATGAAAATGAAATGTTAGAGTTAAAAGTACCTATAAGGTATAGGTACAATACTCTAGGGTATAAATTAAACGAGTAATTAACTTTAATCACAATAGAATTATGCCAACTTCACCTCATGTTGATTTTAAGTTTAAGAACAACAATGTTCTTCAAACTACTCCTATGTTAGGAGTTTCTTGTGTATTTGCTAGAACTACTAAGGGCCCTTATGATGACCCATCAGAAATCATCTCTACATTCCCTCAGTTCCAAAGAATCTATGGTTCTGAAATTGTACCAGATGGTTCTGTATCAAATATCGAAAAGGCTTTGCAAGGTGGTTCTAAGCTTCGTGTTATTCGAGTGCTTGGTAAGGGAGCTACTCAAGGTACAGTAGCTGCAACTGCAGGTAAAGCTAAAACAGTTGCTAAATCCGAAGAGGAAGGTATAGTACCTGCTTCTGCTACTCCAGACCCTGCTACTCCTGCAGCATTGATAACCATTGCTTCTGGGGGAACTACTTATAGTTTGGGATTGGTAACCAAAGGTTATGGAGACCCAATCGGTAGTACTGATACCTTCCAGGTAGGTTTCTATAAACAATCCAATACCTTGTATTATAGAATCTATTCAGGCAATGGCCAGGTACTTGAACAAGGTCCGGTAGTAACTTATAAAACTGCCGATGATAACAATAATACTTCGGTAGATTACCTTGCTCTTAGTGCCTTTGCTAAGAACTCAGAGTATATCAAACCGGTAGTAGTTGCTGGTTCATCTTTTGAGAACTTAATAAAATGGCTTACCGATAGTGTAGATGGTACAAAAAATGCCGTTACTGTAACAGTTGGGGGAGCAGCTCCTTCCGATACCGAGAAACTATTTACCGGTACCGTAGGTAGTGCTGGTTCTAACCCTACTGCCGATGAATGGATCGCTTCATTGGATTTAGTAAGGGACTACACTGACTTTTACCAATTATTCATTTCTCATATCTCTCAACATCTTACTACTGATGCTGACGTACTCAAGGTATATAAGGCTGCTGCAGATATGGCAAAAGAATTGATGGAATGGGTACTGTACATAGAAGTCCCAAAACACTTAACCCATTACACTCAGGGTACTCAACCAAGAGACTATAAAGCTCAGGTTACTTGGGTACAGGCTTGTCTTGGTACCGTGGGTAATTCCAAGTACATTGCTTACTTTGGAGGTGGCCTTAAGTACTACAATGAGAACGGCAATCTTCAAGATTCTGATGTAGTAGGTACCATTGCAGGTTTGGGAGATGCTTCTGCTACTCAATATGGTCCTTGGAAATCCTTTGCTGGTATGAACCGAGGAGTTATTGGAGATGCAGTTGGGCCCGTATGTCCAAATTATGGTTCTCCTTCTCGATATAATGAACTGAACACACTTGCTCAGAATTGTATCAATGAGATGGTAATCAAAGATACTCCCGATGCAGGTAAACAAACCATGCTATGGCATTGTTTCTCTTCTCAGGTAAAACAGGATTCAGAAAGATTCCTTTCAATCGTAAGATTGAATTTGTATTTGAAGAAGTTCCTTCGTCCAGTATTTAACAAATACCTGGAAGAGCCCAATGTTTGGAGTACTTGGAAAAGAATTTGGTTGGAAGTTAAACCTACGTTAGATTCTTTGGTAGACGAAGATGCCATGACAGAATATACTTGGATGGGTGACCAGGATGCAACTTCTTGGGATGGTCTTTCCGTAAATAACGAAGCAGATGCCCGTCAAGGTAAGTACCGTGCTATCCTTAAGTATAAGGATGTAGTTCCTATGCAAGAGGTAACTATGGAGATTGTAATTGATGCGGCTTCTAAGGCTGTATCAGTCGTAGAAACAAGTAATAACCTATAAACATATAACGATGGGAGCAAAAGTAAAAAATCCACGGAAGAAATTCTTGTGGAGTATCATGTTCCCCAAACACCCTATCAATACTTATCTATTCCAAAGTTGTACTTTGCCTGATATTGAGATTGACCAGGTGGCTCATGGGGATGTCAATAGAGATGTTAAAACTGCTGGTAGGGTTACTATAGGTAATCTTATCGTAGAGAAACTTATGACTACTGCAGGTTCAGATACCTGGCTTCATGACTGGCTCTATTCTTGCCAAGACCATATAGTTGGTGGTGGCTTAGTACCAAGCCAATATTGGGAAACGGCTATTGTAAACGAACTTGCCGAAGATGGAGTTTCGGTTCTTAATACCCACGTCTTCGAAGAGGTATGGCCATGTAAGATTACCGGCTTAGACTTGGACAGAATGGCTTCAGAGAATACCATAGAGTCCATAGAGTTCTCGGTGGGTACTGCAGACAAATACTAATTCCTTAGTCTATTTTCACTAAGATTCGGTGGAGGGGTGGGATTCCTGTGATAGGAGCTCACCCCTTTCTTGTTGTTATACGGAGTACTATGAACATTTGTAAACATTAAATATATCAAAGTTATGGAATTTAGAACATTTAGATTTACCGGACCCTCTGGTTTCGAATATGAAATTAGAGAACAGAATGGAGCTGATGAAGATATTCTCAGTAACCTTTCAGACATGAAAACTTTAATGAACCTTACTAAGTTCATTGCAGCAATCGTAATTAGAACTAATGCCACTCCTAACGGTAAGCTAACCGTTGATGATGCTCTCAATCTACCAGTCAATGACCGCTATGCAATTATTTTCAATTCTCGTATATTCTCACTGGGAGAGGAAGTAGAATTTGAATATGACTGGGGTAAAGAGAACGGTGGTAAAGTTACTTATGGCCAAGACCTTCATGAGTTCCTTTTTGATTATTCAGAAGTACCCACTGATAATAGGGTATTTGATGAAAAACCAGATGCTATCCCTTATTATCCAAAGGGTATTCAATTAACCGGTCATGAATATCTTCTTTCATCGGGCAAGAAAATCAAATTTGATTGTATGACTGGTAAGGGAGAACAAGAGTTCATGAAGTTACCCTTGGATAAACAAACTAAGAATGCCCCCTTACTTTGTCGGAATCTTTACTTAGAAGTAGACGGTAATTGGGAGAAGGTAGAAAACTTTACTCCTTTTACTGCAAAGGATATGGCTGAGATGAGAAAGTATATAATCTCTATTGATCCTATCTTTAAGGGAGAGTCCCATATTACTAATCCCTTAACTGGAGAAGAAAGAACTTATCCTATAGTTTGGGCACCCAATTTTTTCTACCTGACGGAAGAGTAATGTTAGAGAGTGATTTTGTTTATATCACCAGAGCCGAGATAGCCTTAGACTATTTCGGCTTTTTACGTCTTCCGTATAGAATCAGGAAAATATTTAAGGAAATGGCCGAACAATATTATAAACAATTAAAGAAAAGAAAATAAATTATGAATACCAGTAGGAGTATAATAGAGGTCGGTGTTGCCATGGTATTAAAAGACCGATTCTCTCAAGAGGCTGGCAAGATATCTGGGTCATTCAGAACTATGATGAATGACATGAGTACCTGGAATAGAGGTATACAGATGTCAGCTTCTAATACAATGGACTTCGGAATGCAGCTCGTAGGGGGAATGGCAAGGGCCTATAAATACTCTGCGGGTGTTCAGAATGAAGTTTGGACTGCTTCGAAAATTGCCGGTGCTACCATTGCAGAACAAAGAGAAATGTTACAATTGGCAAAAGATGTCAATGAGATAACTCCTCTTACTGCTTCGGATGTTGCATCAGGACAAAGATACCTGGCTATGGCAGGTAATAAATTCGATGCTATTAAAGAAATGATTGGGCCAGCATCTAAGCTGGCTTCAATCTTTACTATGCCAGTGGGACAGAAAGGTGGTGTAGCTGACTTGATGACTAATATCATGTCAATGTACCAAATCCCAATGGGAGAAGCCGCTAGAGTAACCGATGACTTATATACTGCAGTTACTAATGCAAATATATCTTTGACAGACTTAGCCCAGTCCATATCTTATGCAGGAGCAGATATGGCAACTGCTGGAGTAGATCTTCGGCAAACGGCTGCTGCCATCGGTGTATTGGGAGATATGGGTATACAGGGTTCTATGGCAGGTACTTCACTGGCTAATATGATTCGTTACTTACAACTCTCTCTTGTTAATCAAAAAAAGAAAGGCTATAACGCTTTAGCAGACTTGGGCTTAAGTCCTGATGAGTTTTTCGATGCTCAGGGTAACCTTATAGATCTTTACACTATCTATCAGAAATTTGCCAAGGCGGCAGTAGACTTACCTTCACGGATAGAAACACCAACCTTCTTCAATATCTTTGGTGTTCGTGGTAATCGAGGCATGCTTCCAGTACTTAGAGATATTGCTTCTGGTAGAGATAAGATGGGTAAGATACTTGCAACCTATGACCAAAACATGGGGGCAGTAAATAGACTTAATGAAGAACGTCTTAAAACTGATGCGGGTGTCATTGACCAATTCGAATCAAGTCTAGAAAACTTAACCGTTACTGCAGGAGCGGCTTTGGGTAGAATATTTACCCCAGTACTTAATATGGGTAATTCCATCATCAACGTAATAAATTCTATCTCTGAAACTTGGGCTGGTAGCTTTGCTCTTAGAGTAGGGGCTACAGCAGTAGTAATTGGTACCATTGTTGCAGGGTTTAATACTGTAAGAGGTATTATAAGGTCGGTTGGATATTTACAAACTATTGCCACGGCTTCTACTGAGGGTATGTCTGCAGCAGCTATTAAGACGAACACCCAATTTGCTATCATGGAAGCCCATATGATAAGTATGGTAAATCTCATGAGGACTATGGTTCAATTGCAGATGATGATGGGGGGAGTTAGTATGAATAGAGCGGGTAGATTTTATAATACCCAAACTGGTAGATATGTTAAGACTCCAAACCCTGGGATGTCTCCCGCCACTTCACTCATTGGAGGTGTAGTTGGAGGTACTGTAGCTAATCAAGCTGGTAAACAAGCTGCTAAGACTGTTGCTACTAGAAGTTTAGCTTCGGTAGGTGGTAGGTTATTAGGGTTAATTGGTGGACCCTGGGGATTAGCTATTACCGTAGGTTTACCTTTACTAATAGAAGTAGGTAGTAGACTTATTGATTCAGTAGATAGGAATACTAATGCCCAAGATAAAGGTAAAGAAGATTCAACAACTATTCGGGCTCAAAATGAAGAGAGATTTATTAATGCCGTAAGATTAGCTATCAAGGAGGGTATGAGAGATTCTCGGATTAATATTTCTGTAGATGGCCAAGCAGTTGGGGATTATGCCCCAGGTTCTCAACAAGATTTTACTGGGGCCGCATTTGTAATGGGATTATAAACTAAAACATTATGGCTAGAGTATTAAATAAGGCAGCAGGTAAGGTTGTTGAAAAATACAATGACCTTACAAGGGATACCGCAGGAGTTCTTACGGGTCCCTTAAATAAACTATGGAGAGCCAGGATATTACTCAATAGGAATACATCTACACTTCCAAAAGATGATGCTCTAAAAGGTAAGCTCTATAACCCTAATGGGGTTATAGGAGAGGCTCAGATATCTTCCAAGAATCCCACATTGAATAAACAACTCCAGGAAAAATGGAGGATGGAATTGCAATTCCCTAGAATTGAAGAAGGGGGAGGAGTGGATCCCGCAAAGGGTAACAAGAATACTACCAATCATCGAAACTTTGAAGTAAAAGCCGATATTATGTATCAGAATGAGGTAAGGATATATAATATGACCGTTAACCCAACTCAATACATTGTTTTACAGAATAGACCTCCAGAATTGGATTTTCGAGGTGAAACAACATGGGCAACCATTAAGTCTATGGGACGTAATGTACCAATGTATCACTATACTGGGGCTGAAGACATTATCCAATTTAATGTATCCTGGTACTGTAATGACCCAGAGAATCCCGAAGAGGTAGTAAATAAATGTAGGCTATTAGAAGCATGGTCTAAATCAAATGGTTACCAAGCTGCTCCTCCAATTGTTAAAATAGAATGGGGTGATTCTGGTATATTTGATAATCACAATTACATACTTACTTCAGCAACCTATACCTTGAAGAATTTTCAGAATGGTTATAGGATAAGGGTACCGGGAAAGCCGGCTACTTTTGGAAATGGTAGATTATTACCTGCAACAGCAACCCAAGAATTGATTTTCAAGAGAGTAAGTGCATATAACTTATCCTATGGAGATTTCATAAATTCTGATTCACTTAAAAAGACGGGAGGTATTAAATATGATTGATGTTAACCAATATATAAAGGGAGCTAGCCCATATAATGATGCCTATGCTTTGAAATACGAAGATGGGGATTATTCTTTAGAGGCCAACCCCCCAGTAATACCCTCATCTGCAAACGATATTCAGCATACCGTTAAAGATGGGGAAACTTTACAGAATATCGCTTTTAGATATTATGGGGATTCTGGGAAATGGTATATTATAGCAGAAGCTAATAAGATACTAAACCCCTTTAGAGAATTAGAAATGGGAACTTTAATAAGGATACCGATATATGGCAGCTAAACAGAAACCAATACTATACAATGGAATGGGTCAACCCTATTTGGCCCTTTTCAATTTTGGAGGTATGCCCATAATGAATCCTCTTACGGGCATACCCCTCGGAGCGTATATAAGTACCTGGAATTATAGATATGACGAAGAAAAAGAAAATTTGGCTACACTTACCTTTGATACGGGTAATCCTGATACTGTAGATATTGCTGATATACAAGAGAATCAACAAATCTGTCTTCAGTGGGGTTATATTTACCCAGATGGTCAATTTATATCGGGGCCTATAAAAATACTAAAGGTAAGAGAATTCGAAGCAGTATTCGATTCTACGGGTACTCATGTAACTATCAAGTGCATTGACTCTACAGGGGATTTAAGATTTCAACCGGCTTATGTTCATTCGGATATGGAGGGTTATAAATTATCTACCTATTTAGACAATGGCTGTGGGAATGCCACTGGTGTAATCATAGAAATATTTCAGTAATGGAACAACAGATAATAAGTAATAAAGTATACGAGTCACTACAAGTGCCAACAGAAAATACTCGTACTACTACTGGAAAAGTACTTTATGCTAACAAATACAGTGGAGTAGCTGAAGTAGCAATGCCCGAAGATTTAAAGGCTTTAATAGATAGCGATTTTGGGTTAGTGGGAAAGAATATCTTGGTTCAGTTAGAACAGAAGATGAAGGGTTATACCAATGGCCCCTGGTATGTGGATTCAAGGGATGGGGTTATTTATATACATAATAGAAAGTTTAATGAGGAGCCTGTATGTACTTATACTTATCAGGGTGAGCAGGGTGAAGTACTCGGAGTATCCTTTGCTACTCAAAAGGTAACTAAACGAGTTAAAGCAGTATTAGCACCATCTTTAGACCCTGATAGTAAAGACCTATCTGTATTATCAACCAACATTAATGAACCAGAAGATAAACCCTCTTTAGCTTTAAGCCCCTATATAGCTAGAGTAGATAATACTGAAGTATCTAATCTTACCAGTAACGGGTTTGAGGATTATCAAAGCCACCCTACTACTCCCACCGAAGTAATAGATACTTGGGATATGAAAGTTCAATACAATAGGGAAAAAGAAGCCGAGTATAAAAAGAGGGTAGCAGAGTATGAAGCTGTTGGTCCGGTTGGAGCTTATGAAGCTGGTAAACAAAGGAGATTCGATGAGATGTCTACTGAAGATATACGTACCACTATTAATCAAGCCGCCAGTGAATTACCAGATGATAAAAAGAGAGCTCTTCAACAAGTACTAAAGAATTCCAGAAATGGTAAAGAATTAGAAGCTAATCTTAAAAAGTTATTAGAATATGAAATGTATCTTTTTGAAGATGAAGATGGTATGGAATTTATGGTAACCGAATATGTAGATCCTCTAGATTATGACCCAGAGGGTTATGCCTCTAAACAAGCTGGAGCAGGTATAGCTTCTGGTATCAATTTTCAAATGGGAGTATTACCAGCATCTGAAAGAGGGTTTGAGGCTTTGAATAAAGACCCTTATACTGAAGTATTATCCGATATGGAAATTGATACTACTAAACACTATGGCCAAGGTCAATACGGTAAGAAGGTTAAGGTAAGGCATATGAAAAGAGTAAATCTTAGAGTACCCATCTATAAGCTTTATCACAACTTATTCAGTAGATACGGAGGAGCTGATAAGTATGCTTGGGCAGCCAATGCTAATGCTAATGGTGGCTTAAAGCAAACAGAAAAAAGATTAGTATGTCAACTTCAGGTAGTTGGTAGACCCATGTTAGCAACTTCTCAAATAATTAATTTAGAGAATGTGGGTAAACGATGGTCTGGGCTTTGGTATATAAAACAATGTACTCATTCAATGGATGCTGGTCAAGGTTATATAACCAATATGGAGTTAGTAAAAAATAATTCTAAGTCTGGTTCTGTAACTTCTCGAACTGATCTATCTACTCAGAATATTGTAGCAAATGATGCTAAGGCCAATGCTAAGACTGATAGAGGCAAAGATAAAAAGGCTTTAAGCTCTTCTCAAAATCTTAACCTTAACTTTACTTATAATGAGAAAGTATACTACAATGAACATTTCCTTAATGAAAAAGGGGAAATAATTGACATCAAAGGTCAAGCCGAGTTTATTAGAAAAAAGGCTTACTATACCGAAGTAAATGCTAAAGATTCCAAAGCTTTGGCAGAAGGTATAGTTTTATCTACTGGTAATACAGTTACTTCTAAGGGTAAACTAATACCAGGTAAGATAACCCTCAAGGAAATCCAAGTCCCTGAAGATTATGGGGTTAAGTTTAATTATATGGCTATAGCTAATCGGGTACGTGATATGGTTAAAAAGCATAAACGAATAAGCAAGTCAAATATACGTAGAGGAATAAGGATATGAGTTACGAAACAGCAAAAATAATAACCGATGAAGGCTTAGAGGGCCTTGGTCGGTATTACTCTGTTTATAGAGGCATCGTTGTTGATAATAATGATGTAGAGAAAAATATGAACAGAATAAAGGTATGTGTCCCAGAAGTAATGGGCGGAGTATTTGCTTGGGCATATCCGAAAGGACAGCATGGTTCACTGAGCTCAGGCTTTAAATACTTAGCCCCTAAAGTTGGAGACATGGTATTTATTACTTTTGAATTTGGAGATCCCACTAAGCCTCTCTGGGAATATCATGGTTGGGGGATGAACCAAATACCTCAACCTTTAAATGGGCCAAATAAAATTGGTATAATTACACCTGAAGGTAATCTTATAGTTATTGATGATGATAGTGGAGAACTCAACTTACACTTTAATGGCCCAGTAAATGTTCATTCAGAAAAAGAGGTAGTTATAAATGCCGATGGGGATATTAATGTGGCCTCTGGTGATTCAGTAATATTAAATACGGGAGAGAATGGTGGAGTAATCAATATATTCCAATTAACCGAGAAATTAAATCAAACCATTCAAGAATTAGAACAGCTTCGTAGTATGTTTAACTCTCATGTACACTCAGGTGTAACTACTGGGCCAGGTTCTTCTGGCCCAACTTTAACTCAAGTAACTAAACCTTTCTCACAATTCGTTGTAGACGATTATGAGGATAAAACCTGCATACACTAATGGAAAAGAATTACTTTACAGACTTAGTTGGTATAGGTGTAACTTATCCTATCCAACTTACAACTAATGAAAATGGGGAAAGAGGTTGGTACCCAGTAAACGGGGATTTTAAACTTATCAGGGATAATATAAGTTCTATATTGTATTATATGATAGGTCAGAGATTTCGACAGGAAAACTTTGGTAGTAAACTATGGCAATGTATTGAGGAACCAAACTCACAAGCCCTAAGTTTTATAATTAAAGAGTTTTTAAAACAAGCCATAGGTGCATGGGAACAGAGAATAACATTCCAAAATATCACAGTTACTAGAGTTGATGCAAAAATACACATAGAAGTAGCTTATGTAATAAATGGAACAAATTCTAGTCAGTACCTCGATATCACCTATGATAGGTCAGATAATTCATTAAATACACAATAATATGGGAATCACAAATAAATGGCTTAACCCATACCAGAGGTCTTATCAACAGATTAAGGCCAAGCTGGTTGAATCCCTTATGGGGCTTAAAGACCCTCAGGGTCAGAAACTCATAACGGATTATTCGGAGGGGAATATCTTAATTATCATCCTCTCATTGTTTGCGGCAATTGCCGAAGTACTTCACTATTATGTAGATAATATGGCAAGGGAAACCTTCCTATCTACTGCAAGAAGGTATGATTCGGTAGTTAAACATGGAGCTCTGGTAGATTATCATGCTCGAGCAGCGATTGCTGCTACAGTAGATGTAATCTTATCCAGAAGTATTACTGGTAATTCCATTGGAGCTAAATTAACCATACCTCAAGGAACTCTATTTACGGATTCCAGTGGTAACTCTTGGTTATCTGCTAGAGATGTAACTTGGTATTCAAATGTAACCACATGTAAAGTACCTATAATTCAACATGAGAAATATACTGCAAGTGCTCTTAATAATATGCTAATACCTACTGGAGATAGGGTAATAGTTCACCTTGGTACATTGCCTAATGGTAAGTACTATGAACAGGGCTCTATGTCTTTACAGATAGGTGGAGAAACTTGGGTATTGGTAGATACCTTTGCAAAATCAAAGCCAACGGATAAACACTTTATGGTTTCAGTAGATAAAGCTCTTAGCCCTTACATAATATTTGGGGATGGAACCTTCGGTAAGAAACCTGCAGCAGGTGCAAAGATAACCAATGTAGTATTCTATTTAACCAATGGTTCTCAGGGTAACGTAAAGAGTAATACTATTACATCCGTACCCTCAATCATTTCTTCTTCAATCACTGATGCTACTGTAAGTAATGCTTATGATGCTGGAGGAGGTTCAAACTATGAGAACTTTACAATGCTCAAGGAACATATACCTTTGAGTGTAAAGACTCTGGGAGTAGCAATTACTAAGGAGGACTTTGAAAGCTTAGCTATGTTAGTAGATGGTGTAAACAAGGCTAAAGCCGATTATGAATGCGGTAGAAAGCTTACCGTATACATTAGCCCCGATGGTGGAGCTGTTGCATCTTCTGAATTAATCAGTAGAGTATATAATCTCCTATCTCAAAGGGCCCCTCTGACTACTTGGCTAAAAGTTAAGTCTGCAGGCAAGGTTCAGATTATTCTAGAAATGAACGTTACCGGTAAGAAGTCTTATAAGACGGCAGAGATACAAACTCAAATTCTTACGGCTTTATATAATGCCTATTCTCCAGAGCAAGCTCAGATAGGTGGGAGCGTAAGGGTATCAGACATCTATGCCCTAATAGATAATCTGTCAACTGTAGATTATCTACATCTAACCAAGTTCTATATTAAACCTTGGCCTACTACCATTTATGGTAATAAAGAATTAAGCCTTGGCCAGTTTAAGTTGAATAAGGCAAAGGGGTCAATGACCTACTATATAACCTTTAATTCATCAACTACTTTTACGGTACGTTCAGTATCTAATGGCTATACGAATACTGGTACAGTTGGTAATTCAATTCAGATTATTGATAAGGCTAATGGCTTTGATTTCTCTTTGGATATACAGAACAACAGTTATCAATCTGGATATAGATATTCTATTACCGTATCTGAACCAAACCATGACTATGAAGATCCAGGTTTCAACTTACCAGTATTCGAGAATGCTTCACAATTAACATTAACAGTTAACGAAATAGTATAATGATAAACCTCAAAAATCTAATCGACTTTTTACCATTCGAATATAAGGACCAAGATACTTATAAGGTAAATGGTAAAGGCATCTTAGAGAGGTTTCTAGAAATTTGTGGAGAGCATTTTGAAGATTATATTACAAAGGATATTGAGAATATATTGGATATTATCGATATAGATAAAACCCCAGATATGTATCTCAATTTCCTTTGGCAATTTCTTGGAGAAATGCCCTTTGCTTATGGGAACACGATAGATGCACAGAAATGGGCAGAGTACTTTAATGGGTTCTACTCAGATAGTAAACTCCAGGAGTTATCAAAGCTTTGGATAATACCCAAAGAGGGACCTTTTACTTTAACCAGTACTCAGGTAAGAAACATCTTGAGATATTCGGTATCTCTTTTCAAAATAAGGGGTACATCAGAATTTTTCGAGATCATGATGAGGTTATATGGGTTAACCTGTGTAATAACAGACCCAGCAAAAGCCGATGGGTATGATGGTTGGATAAAAGGTCATCCCCACTTTGACCAATACTATCAGTACGATAGTAAATATACCTTTGATAACACCTTTGATTGTTCTCAATGTATTTCCGTAAGTTTTAAACTTACTGGTCATGGGTATACTTCTAATTCTGAGGCTTTTAAAAAATTTAGGGAAGCCGTAGAAAGTTTCTTTACTAGATTCATACCTTATCATGTATCCTTCACTATAGATTACGGTTTTGTAGTAAATGATGGGTATTCGATTAAGGCCGAGTTGGTAAACCCAGACCAGCCCAACTTAGTTACTTCAGAAGTATATGAAGTACCAGTATTGGTAACTGTAACCTCAGATTGGGTGAATGCAGATTTGAGATATCAAATATCGAGTGATAGAATTAACTGGGGTTATACTAAACATGAAAGTGGTTCGGTATTTAATATTCCAAGGGCTGGTACTTATTACTTTCGAAGCGTTGGGGATAATTCTAAGATAACCCAAATTACCGTAAGGCAGGAAACTTATAACCGTTCATATATTATTTCTTGTGAGCCCATAACTGGTAAAATAACCCCAACTACTTTAAAGGTTAGTACAAGGATGATAGCTAGAGTATCCTATAAAGGGACAGAGAAACCTTGTAATGTTCGATTAGTGGGCACCGATCAAGTAAAAATATCGGGCTCAACTTGGGAATTTACAAAACCCGGTACTTACTTTTTTGAGATTGTGGAATTTCCTGTAAAACAAACTTCATTTGTAGTAACCCAAGAAGAAGTTACTTATAAGGTAAGATGTACACCTTCAGAATTTAGAGTTGGAAATAATCAAACTATGAAGGATGCAGTTACTACTTTAACCATAACTTCTAATTACCCAGAGTCATTTACTGGAGAATTATATTGTAGGTTAATAGGTAATCCTAAGACTTTCAAGAATGGGGATAAATTTATTGCTAACAGCTATGGTACTTATAAATTCAAATGTACTTTAGATAAAAGAGAAACTGATGAAGGTGTGGGTATCTTTGAAGTAGTTTCAGGTAAAACTGCTATATATAGGATCAGTATTAATCCATCTACATCTACTCTATATAACGGTTCTGCAAAAACTACCGTAATAATACAATGTATTTCGGGTAATGGTGATGATTACCGAGTTAAAGTAGTAGAAACTGGGGAAACCTTCAATGCTGAAAACGGGTATGTATATACTACTAATAGAGCAGGTACTTATACTTTCCAATCTGTAGCCTACCCAACTGCAAAGACTACTTGGGTAGTTAAGAATACCCCAGTTGTATATCAGAACAAACTAAAGATAGTTCCTTCAGATCCTTCAGATTCAAAGTGGAAAGAACCTAACTGGTCATTACCCGAAAGCCAAATTGATGATACTTATGCAGTATATCAGTTATTGGATGAAGTATCAGCTTGTAAATTTAGCCTTGAAGAAATGAAAAACGGGGTCAATGTAAGTGGTACTGCAACTTGTGATGAAACTGGGGAAACCTATAATCTTGAATCCGAGATTGTATTAACTAAAGCAGGTACTTATACTTTTGTGGCAGATGATGGTTCTTCATTAAGGTGTCAAGTAATATTGGAAGATTACCCTACTATTATAGAATTAACCGTTGACCCAAGTTATGCCGAATTAAAGGGTACCATTAAACAAGTATATTGTTTAATTAGGTGTAGTTCTAATAAAGCTGAATTCGATAGTAGAGTTAGACAAGTTGGCAAAGTAACTACTTTTGATGCTGGTGGAGCCGGATATGAATTTACTACGGCTACCGCTGGAGAATACATTTTTGAATCAGTTGCCGATACTTCGGTACGGGCTAAGTTTACGGTAGTAGATGCTGACTTATTAAGCGTTAATCCTCAAAAGTTGGAATGGGAATCAGATGACACTTCTGAGAAGACATTTACCATTACCACTTATAGTAATCAAATGTGGAAAATTGAAGAAGTATGATAAAGAGTGCAATAGACAATGTAACAGAGACTACTACTCAATCTCTGTTCAAGACTTCAATGATTGGTTTATTTGGAGAATGTACCCAAATTATTTATGACCTTAGGTGGATGATATTACTTGCCATAATATTGATACTTTCAGATTTATGGTTTGGTATATCTGCAAGTAGAGTACAAGATATAGTCATTCGAAAGTCAAGGGCCGGTAGGAGAACCCTAAATAAGCTGGTTGATTATATTTGTTATATCTTACTTGGGGCTGTAATTGGGAAAGCTATTGGAGAACCCTATGGAGTAGATCCCATAGGAGTATCCATTACTATAATGATATTATGCTATTGCTTCGAAATAGATAGTATCTATGGGCATATATGTGAAATACATGGCATTAAAAAACAATATAGTATCTGGAAGATAATCTTTAAACTGTTAACTCTCAAATTTAATGAACTCGGAGAAGCTTTCAGGGATATGGCAGAACAAAAGAATAACTTTAAAAAATACAAAGAACAATGAAAACGTACTTTAAGTATGAAGGTATAATCAAATCTAAGGAAGCAGCCGAAGCAATTGCTGCCCCTTCTGGTTTGGGGCCATTCTGTGGATTTGGCTCAGCCACCATAAATGGTAATAAATTGGTTGTTTCTCCTCAGGGAGTTTCTGGTAGTAAATTTGCTAATGTAATTAAGGATAGGATTACAGCAAGGTATATGTCTAAAGATTCTGAAGATGGAGAATTACCCGATATAAATTTTGGGTGTATTTCAAGAGATGGCTATATATTTATCTCTGATGAACAAACATTGACCATCGAGAATATTCAGGGAACCCAAGGGTCCACCGATGAAGTATTACTGTTTGCAGTACACACTACTATCTCCGAACCCGTAGATAATCCAGTAGATTTTGTAGCTTATTGGAATGAATCTTCAGAAAGTTTCTATGAGTTATATAAAAAATCTCTAGATATATACTACCCAATTTCTGAAGAGAATCGTAATCCCAATGTACTTAATAATGATATTTATTCGGATTATAGTATGACTCTTAGTAATCTTCTAGAGATGGTAGAGACTGCTTGCCCTTATTATTCTAACAATAAGAATTCTGTTGTTCTTATTGGGATATATGGTAAGGGTACAGATGCTATGACTAAAAGAGATGAGAACTTTGCTATTGTACCCTATCAGGGCAAATTCCAGGAGATCCCATATACTACTGCTACTCACAGTATGATGAAAGAATCCATAACTAAAGTAGAGAAAATGAATACTGGGTTTCCGGTAGAGGATGAAAATGGGAATCTATTGAATATTAAGCAATACATTGATGGGCAACTAGAAGCTCTCCGAAAGGAATTCTCTGATTCTTTGAATACTGCTAGTTTACCCATAGGTTCAATAATTTTATGGGAAACCGATGTAATCCCTGAAGGATGGGCTGAATATACAAAGGCTTCAGGTAGGGTAGTAATAGGATATCAGGCCGGAGGTATTCAAATTGGAGACGAGATGATGCTACAGAATATTGGGGATTTCTATACTCCCACTAAAGGTAACTTTGTTATTAAATTGAAAGGCGATGATTTACCAAGACATAGGCATGCTCTCGGTGTATCTAAAGGTAAACAGGATAATGCCAATGACTGGGAGAATGTTAGACCCCAATCTTTCTTTAATAGAGAAACGGGTTTAAATGGAGACTTCGGTAGAGGGACTCCCACCAAGGGTATTCAAGATGGTGCTATTGTAGTAAGTTGGAATTTAATAGGGGAATCTTTCCTACAAGAGACTTCGGTAGATACCTTGACTATCGAAAAGTTACCACCGACTATTACTTTAAGATATATTCAAAAAATATCATAGGTCGTAATTAGTTGTTAATATAACTCATGTGTATTATTTGTATTGTCTAAGTAAACTCTTGTTTTGTTTTTGTTTTGCATAGTTTGTTTAGAGTAAACACAAAAGAAAGGGACGTTGGGAAACGTCCCTTTTCTTTTGTGTTAATATCTAAGTTCTTCTTTAGCTCTATCTTCCCAATACTGTATATCCTGTCTAAGTTCAGAAATATATCTCATGGATTCATTAGTCTTAGGCATTTCGAAGAATTCTATGAGCATTATATTAGTAATCCTTGTACTATTTCCGAGTCTCTCTTTAATGAAGGGGGGAGGAGTAATTAATACTTCGAATAAAAGATAAGCATCCGGAGAAAGTTTATCTTTCATATAAGTATACATCATATCTATCATTTCGGATTTAGCTTTCTCTTCTTCACTATCATCTTCTAGTTCTTTGTCATTATCGAATAAATCATCCAGTTTAAAGAGGCTTTGATTATACTCTGCTTGTTCTCCGTATGCAGAACGAAGCAATTTATTTTTAAATGTACTCAAGGAAGCAAGGATTCTTGCTTTGAGATGTTCTTCAGTACATTCACCATAGTATTTATTAAAAACAAATAACATCTTGTCCCAGAAATAAGATTGAATTATATCTGGTGTAAGATTAAACCTTTTATAATCAATCTGTCTGGTAAGATTCCTAATCACTGGCTTACAGACTTTATAAAGTCTATTGAAAGTAGCTTCATCATATTCTTGCATAGGTT